TTTTGGATGATGACAATTCTATCCTGCCACATTATTTGAAATCAGCAAAGGATTCAATTGAAAATCATGGCATCATGATATTCAGAATATGGCACAACACAGCATCAATAATACCAAGAGAAAACGCAATTGAATTAGGTGCAATTGATTCATTGAATTTTGTAGTAAGGAAAGATATTGCACAGAAATTTGAATGGAATTTGAATGAATATTCAGCAGATTATTCATTCATCAAATCATGTGAAAAATATTGCATTGAAAATGGGATTGCAATAGGATATTCAGATCAAATAATTGGCAGGCATCATTGATGAATATTCCACATTATTCAATTCCTGATGGTTATGATGAATTATTTGATGAAATTGCAGGCATATTGGAATTTGATGCAAGGCTATCAAGAAAAGATGCTGAATCCACTGCACTTAGGATAATTTATGCGATGCATACAGACACGCAAAATATCACAACCAATGATGAAAGTGGCACACCGTAATTGATGCGGGGAACTTGATTCAAATTTCAGTATGGAAGCATAGCAGACAAACTTGCTATGCTTTTTTTGTGCAAAATCAAAATAAATTTTTCCACAATCACATTTTGCATTCTTGAATTTACGAAATTCACAATGTGAATGGTCATCCATTTCATCATCCCTATGCCCTGTCAGGGCGTTTCATTCATTTGGGATGCCCTGATAATTTAATACATGACAAGGCAATGGAATTTGAAATTTTGAAAAATATATTGGCATCATTGGTGTCAGTTGTCACTTTGATGTTCATGCTATTTCGATACCTTCACAAAAGGGATGTAAGCAATGCAAAATTGATTGCAGACACGATTCGAGATGCAACACAAAAGGCATTTCAGGTGAGCCACATTGAATCAAGAGTTCGTGAAATTGAAGACATACAAGCAGAAAATACAAAAGCAATTCAGGATTTGAATAATTCATTGAATAAGAGACTAGACCAATTATTCATTGCAATTGCAAACATCAAGGGCAATCACAATGACTGATGTGCCAAAAGCTCGTAGGAAGCGTGAAAGTAAAAAAGTCTTATTTGGATTCAAAGGACTCAAGTTGACAACACCACAGGCAATGAAACGGCTTGGAATTGCCATTGCAGCATCAGGCACAGCAGGCGCGGGGATTTGTTATATCATGGAATATGAAAGAATTGCTCTTTTGTGTTTGGTGATGACTGTTGGTGGCACATTCATTTCACAGATGTTTGGAGAATTTGAGCAATGACAAGACCACGATTATCAAGGGGGCAAATCGTCAGCAAATTGCCATCAGGCACATCATTCCCTTGCATTGTAGGCATCAGGGGATATTTCAAAGATGAATTTGGCAAAAAGGGTGTGAATGACAGAGGCGTGTATGATGATGCAATCTACATTATTGAAAACAATTTGGCATTTGCATTCAATGGCAATACAGATCCATCAAGACATGGCATGAATCACAAAATTGGCAAAGGTCTTGCATCATTGAAAGCAGGAACATATGAATACAAAATTGGAATTCATGGACTGTCAAAAGAAAAATCAAAGCAATATGAGGCATTGGTGCAAGAGGAACCTGTGACTGTCAAAAGGGATGTCACAGAAACAGAGCACAAAGGATTTTTTGGCATCAATATTCACAAAGGTGGAATCAATACGACATCATCAGAAGGGTGCCAAACAATTCATCCGTCACAATGGGATGAATTCATGACATTAGTCAAGGCATATTTCCCATCAGGCAAAAACATTCCATATATCTTGATAGAAAATTGATGAAAAGAGATAGATTCAATATCACAATTTACAAGAATGAAACATTTGCAACGGCAATTGCATTGAAAGACAAAAATGGAACTGCAATTGATTTGACAAATGCAACATTGACAGCACAGTGCAGGGACAAATCATCCAATGCCGTGCTGTTTTCATTTGTTTGCACTGTTTCAAATCCTGCCACAAATGGTCAATTTGTTTTGTCATTAGGTGCATCAACATCGGCAACATTGACAGCACAAAAAAATGCATCATATGATGTCAAGATTGCATGGTCAAATGGAACAGTAAAAAGATATTTGGGTGGTGATGTTCAAATTGTGGACACAGTGACGGCATGAGCATTAGCAATGATAGTGTTGATATTATTGTAAATCCTGAAAAGATTACAATTGAATTGCAAGATGATATTCAAAGCATTTTTGTCAATGCTGAATCAATCACTGTGCAGGTCAATTCCATTCTTTCAACAGGTGGTGAATCATCAGTAATTGGTGAAACACCAAATGGTGCAATCAATGGACAAAATGCCACATTCACATCATTGCAAAACTTTGAACCCTTGACAGTGGATGTGATTCTGAATTCCACTGTGCAGACATATGGAATTGATTATATCACAACAGGCACAAATACAATCACATTGAATGTTGCACCTGTTGTTGGTGATATTTTAAGATTGAATTACAAATTAGGATAATAAAGTCATGGCAGAAACAACAATTGCAGGCAGACAGATTAGGGATGGTGCAATATCGAATTCAAAGGTTGCAGCAGGTGCAGGTATTGAATCATCTAAATTAGCAGATGGTGCAAATTTCCTGAAGAAAGATGGCACGGTTGCAATGACAGGCAATTTGGACATCAACAATCAAAAGGTTGTGAATGTAGGCACACCAACATCGAATGGTGATGCAACATCCAAATCATATGTTGATGGATTGATTGCAGCATTGCCATCAGCATACAAATATAGAAATGTTCATGCAGCAACGACAGGTGATATCAATTTGTCAAATCCTGCAACAGATACATTTGATGGTCACACATTGACATCAGGGCAAAGAATTCTTGTATGGCAACAGTCAACAGCATCACAAAATGGTATCTATGATTTTAATGGTTCATCATCAGCATTGACAAGATCAAGTGATTCAGATGCATGGGATGAATTGACAGGCACGTTGGTATATGTTGACCAAGGCACAACATATGGTGACAAAAGATTCTATTGCACATCAAATACGGGTGGCACATTAGGTTCAACATCAGTGACATATGTGCAAGATTTGGCAGGAACATTGTCACCAACCAATTTTGTATTTGGCGAAACACCATCAGGCACAATCAATGGAAGCAATACAACATTCACAATCAGTGCAACACCGACATCAAATACGCTTGGATTGTATTTGAATGGAATCCTTTTGAAATCAGGTGCAGGGAATGACTATACATTGTCAACCAACACAATCACAATGACAACGGCACCTGTAAGTGGTGATGTCTTGCAAGCAAATTTCATGAAGTAATTGCATAGGGATGATGCATGGCACAAACAAAGTTGAACAATAGTCAATTGCCTGATACTTTTTCATCAAAGACAATTGATAATACAAATGACATCAATACCACACTGACAAAATTGAAAATTTCAGGTGGAACAAATGGTCAAGTTTTGTCAACAGATGGAAGCGGGTCGCTATCTTGGGCTACGGCTGGTGGTGGTGGAGTATCAGATACTTATGATTTTGGCACTTTTGCAACGCCTGCAGATTTTACTCTAGATTTAGGAACTTATTGATATGCCTCTGAAACTAAGACGCGGAACTGATTCAAATAGATCAAGCATAACACCTGCAGAAGGCGAGCCGATATTTACAACAGATACCAAGAAGCTCTATGTAGGTGATGGCTCCACTGCTGGAGGTATCGCCATAGATACAAACGTAACTGATGGAGATAAAGGCGATATAACTGTATCGAGTTCAGGTGCTACTTGGACAATTGATAATGATGCCGTTACCTATGCCAAGATTCAAAATGTTAGCGCAGCATCTCGCTTGCTTGGACGTGGATCTGCTTCAGGTTCAGGCGATGTGCAAGAGCTTACAATTGGATCAGGCTTGACGCTTACTGGTACTGAATTAAGTGCAAGTGGTGGTCTTGGATCACCAACAGCAATAGTTACAAAAACTGCAAATGAAACTGTTACTAGCTCGACTACTTTCCAAGATGATGACGAGCTATATTATGCTCTTTCTGCTAATAAAGACTATTATATTCAACTTTATTTAAGAATATCAAGAGTAGATACATCAGCAACCCCTGCAATGAAAGTAGCAATATATGCTAATTCTGAAGGATATGGTGCAATTATCGGAGGTACTCCTTCAAATTCTATCATATTTGATGGAACTACATCATTAGGCCAATCGGGGAATTTGGCAAGCTTAGCTGGAGTGCCAATAAGTTACTTTATTCAAGGAACTGTCAAAACGACATCGGCATATACTTTGCAGTTCAAATTCGCTCAAAATACATCGGTTGCAACTGGTATAACTGTAATGGCTAAATCTAGGCTAATGATATGGGAACTATAACAATAGAGTGTATTTCAAGCAAAATAGCAGATTCATTTACATGTTTACAAAGTGATGAATTAGGTAATTGCATAGAGCAAATAAAAACAGGTCAAGTCATGCTTTGGAAATTCAAAGATCAAGACGGCAATCTATGGAATACTGAGACTCCTATCGACGGCACTGAAGAGGATGCAGCATCAATCATTCTTGCAAGTGTGGTAAGTGCATAAAGCGGAAAACAGAGTCAAAGGCAAAGGCAATGCAAGATACCGTCTGACAGAAGATGAAATTGAAGCATTGACAAGATACCGACTCAAATCGGACGCATTTGATGATTTGCCTGAATGGTTGATTGAAATGCAAGATGGCAAAGATGAAGTGGAACAGCATGTCACGATTGAAGGCAACACGGCAATCATTTGTGATGTTCATTTGGGATTCCATGACATTGATGCAATTAGAGCATGCATCCAATATTTGCGTACATTGAAAGTTGACAACATTGTATTGAATGGTGATACTATTGATGCACATAAGTTGTCAAGGTGGGCAAAGCGAAAAGATGACATTGAATTCACTACTGAATTACAAATGGCACGCAATTTCATGGACAATCTTCGCATGACATTTCCAAAAGCAAAGATTCATTTCAAAGTTGGGAATCATGAAGATAGATTAGAACATTTCATTCAGGAAAAAGCAGATCAATTTGCAGGCATCATCACTTGGCAGTCATTATTGGAATTAGACAAGAAAGGCATCAAGTTTGTTGACTCAAATCAATTGATGTTTTGTCATGGCACTTGGATTGCACATGGTCATGAAATCAAAGTGAATGGTGGGGCAAATCCTGCTGTTTCATTGATGAACAAAACATTGACAAATACATGCATGGGGCATTTGCACAGGACACAAACGATTCAGAAGAAAACATTGGATGGTGAATTCTTGCGCGCGGATGTCATTGGCACATTGTCAAAACTCAAAAGAGGATATTCACCATACTCACAAAGCAATCATGGTTTTGCATTCATTCATGAAGATGGTGAATTTCAGAACATCAGGATTGAAGATGGCAAGGTGAAGAAATGACAGACAAAATGCACTATATTATTTTAGGCATGATGGCATGTGTCTTGGCACTTGGATTCCTGATTGGGAAAGGATGTCAAGAAAACAGCCACAAATTGATTTTAAGACACGATACCATTGAAAAGGTAAGAATACAGCCAAGAGAGGTTTTTGTCAAGCCTGATGTGCGTATCAAGTCAATTATGGTGCCTTATCATGATACAATGTATGTCAAAGAGCAATTGCCATGTGATTCGGCATTCATTGCACAGGCAGATTCAGTGATAACAACAACAGGTGATACAATCAATGTTGCATTTTCGCACAATCCATTGTCAGAATCATTTTTCCACATGGTTGTAAAACCAAGACCGGATTCAATTATTTTTCGTGAAATCATTGTGGAAAAAGTCAAGACAGAGGATAGGACAGATTTTGGATGGATTGTGGCATCATTAGTCACAGGAATAGCAATAGGCATATTGGGAACAAGATGAAAGTAAAAATCAAAGACATCAAAGCGAATCCAAACAATCCAAGAGTGATTCGAGATGAACAATTCAAGAAACTTGTCAAGAGCATTCAGGAATTCCCTGAAATGCTATCAGTTCGCAAATTAGTTTGCACACCTGATATGATTGTCCTTGGTGGCAATATGAGATTGAAAGCATTGCAATCAGCAGGCATCAAAGAAGTTGATGTTGAAATTGTTGATTGGGATGAACAAAAGCAAAAGGAATTCATTATCAAAGACAATGTGTCATTTGGTGAATGGAATCATGAGCAATTGGCAAATGAATGGGATGCAATTGAATTGCAGGAATGGGGTCTTGAATTGCCTGTCAATGTTGATGTTGATTATTCTGAAAAGAATAAAGAAATAGACATTGATGCACTTGATGAACAAATGACAATTAAGTTGAACTATACATCAGATGAATATTGGATAGTCAAAGAACAATTGTCAAAAATTGCATCAACACCTGAACAAGCAGTGTGGAAATTATTGGGAAATGATTGATGCATAAATTTCCGTACAAATGGTATTTGGCTGATGGATATCCTGCAAAAGGAATTGAATATCATGGCATGAAAGTATTTGGCACTTTCATTTGTGGTGGCGGTTCAACAATGGGATACAAATTGGCAGGTTTCAATCATTTAGGCGGTGTAGAAATTGATCCAAAGATTGCGGACGTTTACAAGACAAATCACAATCCAAAATACCTATACACACAAGACATTAGAGACTTTGCAAACTTGCATGAATATCCCGATGAATTGTACAATCTTGATTTGCTTGATGGTAGCCCGCCATGTTCGTCATTCAGCATGGCAGGAAATAGAGAAAAAGATTGGGGCAAAGAAAAAGTATTCAAAGAAGGTCAAGCAAAACAAAGACTTGATGACTTGTTTTTTGATTACATAAAACTTGCGAAGAAATTACAGCCAAAAGTTGTGATTGCTGAAAATGTCAAGGGGTTGATATCAGGCAATGCAAAATCATATGTGAAGAAAATCAAAGAATCATTCATTGATGCCGGATATGATGTGCAGTTGTTTTTGTTGAATGCTGCATCAATGGGAGTGCCACAAAAAAGAGAGCGTGTATTTTTTATTTGCAAAAGAAAAGATTTGCCCTATGCAAAACTTGATTTGAATTTTGATGAAGATGCAATACTATTCAGGCACATTGATGATGGTAGTAATGGCAAGGAAATAAAGGCTGAATATTTGGAACTATGGAAGCAATGCAAACCAGGTAATAATCTTGGCACAGTGCATCCAAAAGGAAACTACTTTGGAACAAAAAAACTATCATATGATGAAACGCCAAGCACAATCATTGCAGACCAAGGAAGTGCAGTATTGCACCCAACAAAGCCACAGAAACTGTCAGCAAATAATTTGTGCAAGATAGGTACATTCCCACTTGATTACAATTTCAAATCAGTAGACACAAAGTATTTGATTGGTATGAGTGTTCCACCAGTAATGACGGCACAAATTGCACATCAAATCTATTTGCAATGGCTATCAAAATAATGGCATACGATAAAAAGAAAATATTGAAAGATGCAATTGAATTGATTGAAAAACATCACCTTGTTTTCATTGATGATGTTGTTGGATTATTGCCATTAACAAAGCCAACATTCTATTCTTTATTCCCTGTTGATTCTAACGAATTAAACGAAATAAAAAGACTGCTTGACAAAAACAGAATAAGCATGAAGTCTAATATGAGAAAGAAATGGTATCAATCCGAAAATGCAACATTGCAAGTGGCACTGATGAAACTGATTGCAACGGATGATGAGGCAGCAAGACTATCCGGAACACCAAGAGAATCAAAGCAGGAAAAAGATTCACTTGTCATCAAATGGAATGATTTGAATGCAGGTTGATGTGTCATTGCATAAAACGCAAAAGCAAGTGATTGAACAGCGCAAAAGATTCAACACAATTAGATGTGGCAGGCGTTGGGGAAAATCAACATTGGCATTTGCATTGGCACTTGAAACAATGGTGCAGCACAAAGGAAGTAAAGTGCTATACACAGCACCATCAAATGAAGAATTGAAAGGCAGGGAGCAGGAAGCACAACAGATGTTTTTGAAACTTGGTGCTGAATGCAAACAAGGTGAAATAAGACTTGGTGAATCAATCCTGAATTTGAAAGGCATTTGGCGTGCTGATGCATTGCGTGGAAACAAATATCATAGAATGATTTGTGATGAGTGGGCACATTGTGAAAATGCAGAAGATGATTGGAATTTTGTCTTGAGCCCTATGCTTACAGATTACAAAGGTGATTCATATTTCTTTTCAACACCAAAAGGAAAGAATCATTTTCACCACCTTGACAATTTTGAAAATACATATGATGATTGGAAGTCATTTCATTATTCGACATATGAAAATCCTTTGATGGATGCTGATGAAATTGAAAGGCAAAAATCAATATTGCCATCAATTGTTTTTGCACAGGAATACTTGGCAGAATATGTTGATAGGGATGCAGCAAAAGTCAAAAGGGAATGGATCAGGATATCAAATGTATTGGAGTCACAGGCATACTATATTGGCGTGGATTTGGCAATCAGTGAAAAAGAAAATGCTGACTATACTGCAATCTGTGTCATTGGCATCACAGCGAAAAAGGAAATTGTGATTGTGGATGTAATTCGTGGGCGTTGGTCATTTGTTGAAATTGGTGAAAAGATTGTGCAAATGGAAAACAAATGGAAACCGAAGGTTGTGGCAATTGAATCGAATCAGGCACAGGCATGGTTGGTTCAGGAATTAAAACGAAACACACGAATGAATGTAATTGGCATTCCGTCCACAAAAGACAAGATGATTCGCTTTCAACCGATTGAAGCAAAATATGAAAGAGGGCTTGTATATCATGTGCCACATCTTTTGCCTGAATTCACAGATGAATTGCTATCATTTACCGGCACGAAACAAGACAGGCATGATGATATGATTGATGCCTTGTCAATGGCATTCAGTGCAATTAGAAAAACACCATCAGTACATGTATAGGATTTGAATAATGTCACTTTACAACAACATTCTTGAAAGAGTCAAATTCATTGCAGGTGGAATTGCAGAAAAACGCAATAAACCACCAATAGCATACTTGAATGATGGCAGGGGCATGACAAGTCAATCATCAGGAAATGAATTGACTGTGAGTGCTTATGGCACTGTTTTCGCGTGTTTGCAAATGAGAGCCAATGGACTCATGTCAGTTGAGATGGAATCATTCAGGGAATTGAATTGGGAAAAAGAAGAACTTGCAAATAGTCATTGGATAAATAGACTGTTGTCAAATCCAAATCCATATTTCACTACATCGCAAATTTTCAAGGGCATTTCAAATTGGTATGATGTCAATGGGAATGTTTTTCTATGGACACCAACATTAGGGCATGATGTGCCATTGCAGATGTGGGTGCTCAATCCAACACGCATGAGAGTTGTAAGGGGTGGTGATAATTTCATCAAGAAATATGTCTATCAATCCGCAAATGATGGTGCATTTGAAATTCCTGAAAATGAAATATGCCACATTGCAAATATCTTTCCATCATCTGCAAAGCCAGATGAACTTATTGGCATGAATATATTTGGGCGCGGTCTTGTTTCCGCTGTTTTGCCATATGCACAAATAGATGGTGAAGTGTCTGACTATCTTCAAAGATTGTTTGCCAATAATGCCGTGCCACCATTGGTTGTGACATCCACAGAGAATGTGGATGCTGAATTGTGGCAATCATTGAAAGAGCAATGGAATGAGGCTTTGCCAAATTACAAATTGCGTGCTTTGTTATCCGGTGGACTGAATATGTCTTTGCCACCTGAAATGCAAATCGGTATTTCATACGATTCAGTTTCAAAGGATGTCAGGTCACAGATTGCACAGGTGTTTGGGGTGCCATCAGGAATGCTTACAGGTGAATTCCAAAACAGGGCAACAGCAGAAGTGCAATATGCAGTTTTCAGACAGCAGACAATTGATCCTGTTGCCATGTATATTGCAGAAGAATTGACAAGACATTTCAGAAGATTTGAAGATGATGTTTTGATTCAGGCACAGCCATATGAATTTGCTGACATTGATTCCCAAATAAAACAAGAGGAATTTGAATTGAAATATGGCATCAAAACAATCAATGATGCAAGGCGTGAAAGGGGATATGATGCAATCAATGGTGGTGATGTTCCAATGCTTGTCAATGGCTTGGTTCCGATTGATACGGTAGTGAATGTCCCTGCACCTGTTTCCGTTCAACCACGGGCTTTGCAGGGGGCAAATTTAGGCATTGTCCCGCGTTCATTCCCTATGCAAACAGCAGAGGCGAGAGCAGAACATTGGAGACAATATGATGAAATGTCACAAAGCATATCAGGAAAATTGGGAATCATTGTGAAATCATTTGTCAATGAATTCAACCAAGAAACAATGAATGCAATAGAGAATGGACAGGAACCTGTTGTATCTTATGGATTGAATGCAAATCAGCAACAGCAATTGCAAAAGGTGGTGAATGAATCAGTTGAAACGGTCACACAAAAAATCTTGAAAGAGTTTTCAATGGGTAAAGAGGATTTGACAGGTGAACTTGGACAGCAATTGCAATCAATGTCAAGGGAATTGAATTCCAAGATTGTTGCATCAGTTAGTGATTCAATGGATTTGATTAAACAAGATGTAATTGAAACAATTGCAGAAAATGCAACACAGCCAAAGGAAGTGATTGAAGAAATTTTGCAAAGAGAATTCAAAACGCTTTCAACGTCACGTGTTCAAATGATTGCACAGACAACAGCAACATCAGTTACAACAGGCACGCAAAAGACTGTGTTCAAATCATTCAAAGTCAAATCAATGTGGAATACGGAAAGGGATGGCAGGGTGAGACCATCACACAAAGCAATTGATGGACAAATTGAAAATGAACTTGGTTGGTTCAAATTTGATGATGGTTCATTGATTGACAGACCTGCAGGTGAATCGCAGGGTGGCACAACAGTCAAGGCATCAAATGTAGTTAGGTGCAGATGTTATTTGTTTCCGGTGCAATAATCATGGCAGGATATAAACCAACAGAAGGCATGAAGATTGAAGCACAACGAGCTCTCGATTGGGTTGATGAAGGCAGGCGCGGTGGCACTCGCATTGGAAAGATTCGTGCAAGACAAATTGTAGCAGGTGAAGATCTATCCTATGATACCGTGTTGCGTATGTACTCATTTTTTGCAAGACATGAAGTTGATAAAAAAGCAGAAGGATTTGAACCTGATGAAAAAGGCTATCCATCGGCAGGTCGTGTTGCGTGGGGTTTATGGGGTGGTGATGCAGGATATACATGGTCAAAGAATATAAGAGACAAGGAACAGGCAAAACAAAACAAAGGAATACAAATGAGTAATATTATTCACCGCGAATTCAATCTTGTAAAACGCTGTGGCGAAGATTATGAGAATGAAGGAATGGAACCAAAAGATGATGGCATATGGTCATTCACAATCAGCACACCTGATGTGGATAGATATGGAACCATCATTGTGCCATCAGGCATAGACTATACAGCATACATGAATAATCCTGTTGTGCTTATCAATCACAAATCAGACTATTTGCCAATTGGTAAGTGCTTAGGATTTTTCCTGAATGGTGAGAATTTGGAAGCAACAATCCAATTGGATATGAATGATGAAAAGGCATGTAAAGTCAATGACAAAATCAAGAATGGTTTTGTGAATGCAGTATCAGTAGGCATCATTCCAATTGAACAGACAGAGCAGACAATTGATGGTGAGAAAGTCGTGACATATACCAAATCAGAATTGGTTGAATTTAGCGTTGTGACTATTCCTGCAAATAGAGATGCATTGATAAAAAAGACATTTGAGAATCAGCAAGAAAAAACATATAAACAGATTTTGAAACGAATTGGAATCAAGAGAATGTTAACACCTGAACAAGTTGTTGCCATTGAAGAACAATTGCTTCCTGTCATCAAGGAAGCAGCATTGCTATTCTTGAAAGAGGAATTGCAAATTGATGAAACATTGGCAACTCAAGCAGCAGATGAAGGAACAATGGCAATGGCAGAAAAAGTCATGTCCATTTTGAATCCTGATGCAACTCCAGAAGTTGAACCACAGGTTGAACCTGAACCTGCAACAGCGGACCCAAAATCACCAGAAGCAACGCCTGTTGCTGCATCATTCGAAACAAGAGCGGGACGCAAAATCAGTGCCACAACAATGGCAATGATTATGGAAGGTGTGGGAATGATAAACGAGGGCAATAAAAAAATCACAAAAGCCATCAACACAGAAAGAGGATTCAATATCCCAACAATCAAAAAATTGACAGCAGATGAAATTTTGGAATCTATCAAAGGAAACAACTAATGAATAGTAATATCATAACAACAACAAAAGAGGATTTGACAAAGGCGATTGAATCCCGTGCAAATGAAATTGCAACAGAGAGAATGAGAACAATCAATCCAATGAATGCACCACAGGTTGGATATGTCAAAGTCAAAGCAGACCATGACACAAAGAATGAACAGGCACGCATTGTTGGTGAATATATCACAGCATTGACAAAAGGCAAATTGGGTGTTGCAGAAGATATTGCAAACAGAGCAAATGAAAAATATATCACACGCGCAAATTTCAACACAGGCACAAATGCAGAAGGTGGATTTGCGGTTCCACAATTTTGGGTTGAAGACATTATGTCTTTTGCTGATAGATTTGGATATGCAAGAGCACTTGCAAAAATCTATCCAATGCGTGGCAAAGTTGAAAACATCACATCATCAGGTGCATTTAGTGCAGCCGTTGTTGCCGAAGGTTCATCACTCACATTGACAGATAGTGCAAATTTCTATACAGGGACAGCACTCACAGCAAAGAAAATTGTTGGTGGATGCATTGTATCTGATGAACAATTGCGTGATGCAACACCCGCATTCCTTGACTATACAATCCAAGGTCTTGCACAGGCAATTGCAGAAGCAGAAGACAAGCAATTTTTCAAAGGCACAGGAAATGCACCTGAATTCACAGGTTGCACAGTATTGTCAGGAACATCAGTAATCAGACAAGGTGGCGCAAACAATTCAGGCAAAACATCATTTGGTTCAATCTCATGGAAAGACTTGATCAATCTTCGTCTTGGTGTGAATTCAGGCGTTGGTGCAAATGGTGTATTTGTTGTGCCACAATCTGTATTTGGTTTCCTTTTGAAAGAAACTGATGCAGTAAATGGCCGTCCGATTTGGGATATGATTCGTCCTTTGGAAGTAACATCAATTGGACTCACAGCACTTGAAAACAATACCTATGTAACACCAACAGGCAGACCAATGCATGTTGTGCCTGATTCATTGTTTGCAACATCAGCAGCAAATACAACATCAGCAGTCTATGCAGATTTTTCACAGTATTCAATTCTTGGTATTCGTGAGGATATCACAGTTGATGAATACAAAGAATATTTTGCAGCAACAGGTTTGGGTGGCACACAACAGCGTGGAATCATGGTGACAGAATCAATTGGAATTGCATTCCCTGCACCATCAGCAATTGGCGTTTTGAAAACATCAACAACCTAATTTTTTGAATGAATGAAAGGATGCAGGGCACATGTCTTGCATCCGATTATTCAAAGGAATGAAATATGATACATGCAAAAGTTTTGAAACCATTTGGTGGGTTGGATGAAGGCAGAATCACTGAATTGAATGATGCTGATTTTGCCAAGTTAGAAGAAAAAGGATATGTAGTTAGAGAGGATGCAAAGGCATCGGAACCATCAAAGAAAACATCAGACAAAAAGGCAAATACAAAATGAGTTATTCAACGGCATACCCAAGATTGCAGGCATCATTCTTTCAATACAATAACTTGGAATTATCAGGCGATCAATCAGCAGAGGATGCCGTATTGTATGAATGGTTTGATGAGATTTTTGATATATGCTATGCAGAGGCTGAATCATATTGTGGTCAGCCCTTGCGTGCATCATCTGTCAATTATGTTTTTACGCATTTACAGGCTCGTCACGGCTTGGAAAGTGAACACAGGTGGAAATATATCCCCTATACAGCAAACACGGCTTTGACAGCATTGCAATGGAAGGCGGATGAATTTGCAACCTATTCAAATGTGAGTGCTCAAAATTATGCATTCAGCACAGACAATGGACTAAATTTCGTGATATATCGGAACATCAATTCAGGAATGTTCCGTGCAACATTGTCCACAGGTTACACAGATGCAACAATGCCAAATAGTATATTGCAAGGCATTACAGAAATGGCATCATGGATATACAAGAATTCGGCATCAGGTGGCAATTGGTTTGGATTGAATTCAGTTGCAACAGGCGGGGCAGGTCAGAATGTGAATGCATCCATCAACACTGATATCAAATGGCAAAGACATTTTGAAAAATTCAGGATAGCAACAGTCTAATGTTCACAAAGGAACAAATCACAAACATTATCAGACCTGTTGTATCAGATCAGTTGCAACAGTTTCCTGCATTCATGCAATTATCAATTGCAAAGTTTATCAAGAATCAAGGCGCAACAGGTGGTGCAACAAATCGCGCTCCTGTTTTCAATACAGGCAATACATTGTTTTCAGTTAGTGGTGGATTGTTCAAATCATTCATCAAGAATAAAGAATTCAACATATACCGTGCATCACAATCAGGAAGTCAATTCACATTGGAATATGGGAGCAGTATTCCATATGCAAGAATTCATGAAGTTGGTGGATTCATCAATGCAATCAAAAGGGCATCATCAGTAAAACGCAAAAAAGAAACTTATGTGATGGCACAATTCTTTTGGCGAAAATACATGGAAACAAAAGCACCATTTTTCATGCGTATTGCTTTGTCAATTGAAAAAAAAGGCGGTGTCAATATGAAAGCAAGACCATATTGGAAACCTGCAATTGAAGATTTCAAAAGGAATGGACAGCCAAGATTTGAAAAGCAAATGAAACAAGCAATTGTGCAAGGCATTATTGAACTGCAAAACAGAACACGGAATTAAAACATGTCAAGAGAAAAACACCTTACCGATGCCATCACAAATCAATTGAATACCATGTCAGGTGTGAAAGTATATGAACAAATACTGTTGCACAAATATGAATCATATGGCTTTGATTATGTAGGCATTTATGGAAGCACTGATGAAAGATTCACAGAGTCTTTGGAAGATATGTCTGCTGTTTCTGATTTGGGCAAAATTGATATCTATCTTTTGCTTGGAAATGCAGTCAAGAAACAACCAACACTTGGCAAGGCATCACTAAGATATGCCATGCAAGATTTGGCAGAAAAAGTTGAATGGTGCTTGACAGATATGGATGTTGAAAAATATGTATCTGATTATGAACAAACGACATTTTCTTCAGTGCATTTTATTGCATCGGAACCTGTCACATTTTCAGATGATGAAACAAAGGGATTGACAATGATGACATTCAGAATTTTTTATACAAGGATATCATGAAAGAACAATTGCTATCAGTTTGTGTGATGCATCCAAAAGAATGCAATCTATCAATGCTGATTTCAAGATTGCCAAAAGATGCACAGATTGTTTCATGCACAATTGAAAAAGTGGATGAATACGAAAAGCAATTTGAATTGATTGCAGACACGCCTAAGATTGTGACATTGCAATACAAATACAAATCATATGATGTTGATTTTGATTTCAGTGCAATTCGCAATATGATGGATTTTTATGCATCAGGGAAATGGGTATTGCATATTGATTCAGATGAATATATTGCAAATCATCCTGATGATGTCATTGATGAAATTCAATCAATGGAAGCAGAAGGAGTTGTTGCCGGTTGGACATCAATTGCAGGCATCACTTTTGACAAACCGATTGATGGCAATATTCGTGAAAGATATGCATTGCACAATTGTAGATTGTTCAAAAAGAATTCAGGTATCAATTGGGAAGGGATATGCCATGAGATACCAACAACCAATGGAAATGAATTGCCGTTCCATGATACAAATATCATATTGATTCATGATGGATATGCTATTGATGAAATTGCATTCAATCCAAAAGCAGAAAGAAACGCAAAATTGCTGATTCGAGAATATACAAGAAAACCCACACAAAGGGTTTGGAATTATTTAGTCAAGACATTTACACATTTAAGCAAGGAATAAAACTATGTTAGTTGGAGGCGCAAATCATACCGATTTCTTTACAGCATTTGAATCCAATGGTGTACCATTGTGGGCAACCACAACAGTGCCATTGATTTCATTGACAAAGAAAATCAAGACATCAGTAACACGTACAAATTTCACAATTGATCAAAATGAAGATGATCCTGCATTGACAGCATTTTTGACTGACTATGCACCACAAACACAGGCAGCATCGGATTCAGGTGAATATGAAGATGGAGTCAAATTTAATTCAGCAACAGCAGCATCACAAACACTTGGCAAAATTACCTATGGTGCAAAATATGCAGGTACAGTTGCAGCATATCAAAACAAAAGAAAAGTTGTTGTCATGCTTTGCAAATTGGCACAAGATGTTGGTGCATTCGATATGGAATCAGGAAAATACACAAAGCCAAAAGTTGGTGGTGAAATTGTGAACAATGATACATTTGTCACAGTGCCATCATCAGCGTTTCAAAGTAAGTTTGTTGCATTTGGAACAGCGGTAACTTATGTGACAATTCCAGAGGACAGAGGATATGTTGAATTATGGATAACTGCATCCTAATTGATTGAATTACGGCAGGGCATAGAAATGTGCCCTGTCTTTTGTTTTGTTTAACTACGGGCATTTATAGGGCATTTATGACTATTTATTTTAACGGCAAAGAATACAAAATTGAATTGCAATCCATTTTGTCGCAGAAACTATACAATGAAGTCACACCATTATTGAATGAACTTGAAAGGTCACAGGGCGCACAAAGTGCTTATGAAACTTTATTGCAAAAAAGAATTCTTGGTGATGAATATTTCAAAGGCAAAATCAATTTGTTGGAAGGCGCAAATGCGTGGGCATCAATTCAAAATGATTTCAGATTGCAGGAAATTGTTGCAGAAGTTGTATTGACAATTCGTGAAAATATCTTTGAACATATTTCATTGAATGAACAAACAATTGGCATCATATTCAACATGCTGAAAATTTGTATCAATTGGAAAAAGGTAGAAGCACAATATCCTGATGCTGAATTTTTGTCAGCACTCAAATCTGAATCATCATCAGAATTTTGGCAGGAGCAGGATTTGAATTCCATCCTTGAGCAGTTGAAATTTTTTCGTGCAAATGTATTGGCAAGAATCAAGACAAGTTTTTGAGATGCTGAATGAATGGGTTGTTTTTAATGACCCTGATGATGATAAGTATGTGCAAGATGATGAACCGTTGGCATTAAGATATTTGGATGAATCAATCATTGATGAATATTTTGTTTTTCGAAACATTGCAAATGGAAGCACCGTTGAATTCAATCACTTATGGAATGAAGTCAGCAGGTTGCAAATGTATAGACTCTATGCAATGAACCTTACCTATCACAAAGAACCAAACCGGAAAGGATAATCAATGGCAAATGACGTGACAATGAAAGTTGGTGTTGACACCAAGGATGCAGAAGAGGGGTTCAAAGATGTCGTGGAAATGGCATCAAAATCAGCATCAGATGCACAATCAAAATTCAGTGATATTTTCAAGGGTTCATTTGCGGGTGGATTTGCAGCGGATTTTGCAGGTGATATCAAAAACACTTTGATGCAAGGTGTATCAGCAGCGGTTGATGCAGGAAACAATTTTGAAAAAGCATTGCAATCTGTTTCCGCTGTGACAGGTGTGACAGGTGATGGTCTTGACGATTTGGGGACAAGGGCACAAGATTTGGCATTGCAATTTGGTGGAAGTGCCACAACACAATTGGAAGCATTCCAAACAGTCCTTTCAAAATTTGGACCGGATTTGGCAAAGACACCTGAAGCACTTGGCACTGTTGCTGAATCAGTGAATGTGTTAGGTAAGGCAGCAGGATTGGATGCAAAGCAATCAGTTGATGCACTATCAAATGCCATGTTGCAATTTGGTGTTGATGCATCAGACCCTGCAAAACTTGCACAGGAATCAGGTCGATTCATCAATGTATTGGCAGCATCAGCAAAGGTTGGTGCAGCGGAAATTCCACAGGTATCAGAAGCCATATTGCAAGCAGGTGTTGCTGCAAAAGGTGCAGGACTTTCATTTGAAGAAACAAATGCAGCCATTCAAGGTTTGGCGGTTGGTGGCAAAGTTGGAAGTGAAGCAGGTGTTGCACTTAGGAATGTGATTGGTAAATTGATTGATGGTGGTGGTGAGCAGAAAAAGGTTTTGGAATCTGTTGGACTTTCATACAAGCAATTAGGCACAGCATTGACAACGGCACAGGAAGATGGCGGTGGTCTTGCGGCAGCATTGGAAATGCTGAAAGGTGGATTGGACAAAATCAAAGACCCTGCTGAAAAAGCAGCAGCAGCGGGCAAATTGTTTGGTGCTGAAAATGCAAGTGCAGCAGGTATTCTATTGGACCAAGTTGACAATATTAAATTGTTCACAGAGGGTGTAACAGGCACGAATGAGGCAACAGTTCAGGCAGCAATCAATCAAGATACATTGGCATCAAGATTTGAAAAAGTCAAAGCAGCGATTGAAGTCGGATTGATTAAAGCATTCCAAGCACTAACTCCAATTGTGAAATTTGTCTTTGATAATTTTGCAACAATAGCAACATACCTTTCACCAATTGCAGCAGGGCTTGCAGCCGTTGGTGTTGCAGCATATGTTGCATCGCCATCATTCCTTGCAATGTCAGCGGGCATCAGCACGGCAACAGCATCAACAATTGCATGGACAGCAGCACTACTTGTCAATCCTGTATTCATGATTGCGGCAGCCGTTGTTGGTGCGACACTTGGAATTGTTGCATTGGCAGATGCAATGTCAACATCAACAGAAGAAAATTTGGAAAATGCTGAATCACAAAAGAAAGTGATTGAAGAGCAAATGAAGTTGAACAAGGAACAGCAACAAGGGGAAATACAAACCAAATCACTTGTCAATGAATTTCAGGCACTTGCAAGCAAATCAGAATTGACAGCAAAAGAGCAAAAAAGATTGCAGGAAATTCAGGGGGAACTTGACAAGAAATATCCAAAATTGATTGACCAAACAAAATCATACAAAGAAAATTTGGATGGTGTTGCAAAGGTTGGTGAAGCAACAACAACGCAATTGACTAAACTCAAGAATGAGAATGATAAACTTGAAAAGGCATTTGCACAAACAGCAAGATTGATTGCATATGAAAAACGAAATTTAGCAATACAAGAATTCACAGGTGTTGCACCAATTGACACGGCAACATTTGTCAATACAATATACAATGCCAAAAATGAAGATGCTGTATTGAATGCACAAAGAGCATTTTTAGAAAAGTTGAATGCAAGTGGTGCATCAAATCTTGGTGAAACAACAACAGCATTGCAGAAGGTCGTCAATTCAGCAATTGCAACATTTAAGAAAAAAGCAGAAGAACCTATCAAGCCTGTTGTGAAAGTTGAAGATACAACAAAACCAAAACCTGATCCTGATAAAAAGCCAAAACCACCAAAACAAGATGATCCAAGATTGCAACAAATTCAGGATGTCATCACAGCGGAAAATGCATTGCAAGAAAAGATACAAGAAACAGCACAGGCAGAAGCGGACAGGCTTACAGGTGGTGTGTTGACAGCGGAACAGCAAAAGAAATTGTATTCTGATGAACTTGAAAGACTCAAAAAAATATTGGATGCAAAAGGTGAATCAATTGTCTATGATGGTAAGCAATACAAATCTATTCAAGAGGTTGGAAATATATCTGTTAGTGCTGATGGCAAAGTGATTTCAGGATTGAAAGGCAAAGCAGGTGAGATTGAAAAGGTAAGGGAAAAGGCAGCAAAGTTTTATGATGACATTGATGATAAAATCAAAAAGCTCAATACATCACTTGCCAAAATATCAGCAACAGAAAATAAGGAAATATTCAAGACAACATTGGATGCATTGAAAAGCACATCAGAAGAATTGCGTAAAAATGCAACAGAACAATTGACTGTCAAATATGCATTCACTGTTGATGAAAAAGTATATTCAGATTCCATTGCAAAATTGAAATTGGATTTTGAAACAGCAAACAATGAATTGAATGAAATCAAAATCAATGGCGATGAAAAGCAACAAGCAGACATTGAAAAGATATTGAGAGATAATCTTGAAAAGCAAAAGACAATTGAAACTGAATATGCAAACATTGTTGAAAGAATCAAGATAGAAAAACAAACGGATGCGGATAAACGCCGTTTGGATTTAGCATTGTTGGATTTGAAAATCAAGTTTGAAAAAGAGCAGGAAGAAAACAAAGGAAATTTCACAAAACTCGAAGAATTAGAAACAGCATACTTAATTGAAAAAGCAAGATTGCAGGAAGAATTCGACAGGCAAAACAATTTGTTGTATGGTGTGCAAATGGCATTGCAAACATCAATGATGGAACAATTCAACATTGGTAGATTGATTGAAGAGAGAGAGGCAGGAAGGGAACTAAGAGAGGAAAAGAAAAAGGCATTGCAGGATGAAGAATCAGACTTGGAAAAATCACTTGCAGACAGAACAATATCATTTGAAGAATACCAAGCAAAGATTGCAGAGATTCAACAGAAAAGAATTGATGCAGGATTGGAACAAGAAAATCTTGGTGAAAGATTATTGCAAGATTTGAAAGTTGGTGGTGACAAAGCAATATCACAGATATTGACAGACCAAGGCAATAAATTGCAGGCACAGGCACAGGAAAGAGCAAACAAACAAATTGCACTTGATGCTAAGACAAATGAAGCACAAAAAGCACTTGCAGAGTTGAAAGGAAAAGAGGGCACACAGGCATTCATTGATGCAGAAAAAGCACTTGCAAAAGCACAGGCGGATGCAGCAAAAAATGATGAAGATGTCTATGGATTCAGAACATCTGTCTTAGAAGAATTTGGAGCAAAGGCAGCAATTCAATTTGCACAATTAGCAGCATCAGGAACGGCAACACTTGCAGATTTTGGGAAAGCATCAGTGCAATTGGCATTTGAAGCATTGCAGAAAATGATTCCGATATTCATCACAAATATTGCAGGAAAGGAATTTGCAACAGGCATTGGTGGTATTGCAACAACAGCCGTACTGACAGCAGCATTGTATGGATTATTTGCAGCAGCACAATCAGCAGCAGGATTCAAAGATGGTGTTGTATCATTGGAAGGCGAAGGTACGGAAACATCAGACAGCATACCGGCATGGCTATCAAAAGGGGAATCAGTTATCACAGCGCGTGCAACCAAAAACAACATGAATGAATTGAAGTGGATGAATGAAACAGGCTTGCCAATTAGGGAATTTTACAGAATGCAAATGAGTCACACGACAGTCAATGAGAATGGTGAACTGGTGCATGAAATAAGACAGTTGAAACAAGTCACTGAAAATCTTGGTGTGCAAATTACACGCAATACAAAAGTTGATGTTCATGGTGTTTTGCATGCTGATGGCAATTCCATCACAGCAATGATTGAAGCAAATCGCAAAAAGAATTCAAGGAGATTTTGATGGCAAGATTTTGGGTGAAAATTGAAGGTTGTGATGTTGATACATTCAGCACAGGGCACGCATCATATACTGCAATACAAATTCCAATTTTGGGAATGTTTCCATCATTTGAAATTGAATCAAAATCGGATGTGTCAATACAAGGCAGGGAAATTGGACAAAGGAAAATCAGACGTGCATTGGAAGTGCAATGTTTTCCAAACAGCACTTGGATGGATAATCCTGTCACATATTTGAACACAGATTCAATCATGTTTCTCTTGGATTCTGTTTTGCAAAGAAAATTTGTCCGATTGAATGCACCTGATGCACCGAAAGTATTGCCTGATAGATATCGAGATTCAACAAATTTTCCAAGAACATCGGCATTGATTCCATTTGTATTTGCAAGGTGTGAAATATCAAATGAAAAACAATGGACATCAGGAAACGAAAGGTTGACATTGACTTGCTATTCACGCGATCTTGCATCAAGGGTTTAATACATGCCATACAATAGATACTATACTGAATTCACTGATGAAAATGATTGGCAATATACATTGTATATTTTGCCATCAAATGCAAATGCCGGTGTGAATCAGACAAATCTTTCAACATTGACATCATTCAATTTGATTGAATTGCCTGATGATTTTTTGATGCGAAGTGGATTGACAATTGAAACGGAACTTGGTGAAATTCCTGCAGGTCTTTTTTCTCAAGTTATGTCTATCAATGTCAACATTGCATCATTGCAAGGAACAAATGCATTTGATGAATTGCGTGAATGCTTATTGCGTGGCACTGTTCAAAATGCACCTGTTTACAAATCAGATGGGATATCGAATCAACAAAGCAATGCAATATCATTTGCAAGATTCAACACATTCATTTTGATGGTGAATGATGGAAGTGGTGCAAGACCGGTTTTTATAGGATGTCAAAAGTTTTCAGCAGAGAATGAATTGACCATCACAAAGTTGTCAGAAGTTTGCATGATGAAAATTGAATGTTTTGATGCATTTAGAAGCATGACAGAACAAATCACAAAAGACAATTGGGCACAGTATCTGTATTTGTCTGATGATTCATATTCAATTGATTATGGCAATTCATATAGTGCAAAGGCTGATGCAAAATATAAGAGCATAATTGTTGGCAAAGGGTATTATCTTTCACCTGATGCATTGACAGGATATATTGCAATAGATTATGCAATTGATAGATTTGATTTCACTGTCAATACATTTGCAAATTTGAAGGCACAATTGGATGTGATGCTGACAGAATTCATGAGAGCATTGACATGGAATATTGCATCTGTTTGTCAGGTGCCTATACCTTTTGCAAAAGCATGGACATTCTATGCACCAAGAGAAAATGCATCATCTTCATACGGTGGAATAGTGACAAGACCTGCATTTGTGAATGAGATTATCAAATGGGAACCAAACAATGCAAGTGGTCGCATTTTGGGTGGTGCAATTGTTGATGATACTGCATTTGGAAAATACAATAATTTCTATGAAGTTTTTACAGCATTGGTTGAAAATAGTCTTGAGAATTATCGCATTGGATATTCATGGTCTTCTGTCACAGGTGGATTTTCAATGACATATTCATCCGATTTCATTAGACCGTTGACAGGAAGTGGAATCACATTCAATGCATCAAATATATTTTCAGATGTCAAATTCAAGTTATTCCAAGAAACAGTGAAAAGTGCAGAAGCATCCGTATCAACATTGCAAGGTGAAAAGGACACAAAGACATTCCCATACCAAGAGGGCACATCATCAGATAATGGAAAAGATGTTGAATTGATTTTCCATAATTTGCCAAGTGCAACAAACAGAAAAAGCACAAACAGATTGGAAGGTGGAAACAATATAGTATATGAAAGAAATGCTATCAATGCAGGAATGATTGTATGGAACAATGATGGCACATTAAGAAAAGTAGATACTGAATGCACATTCAAATATTCCAATACTGATGCCATTACATTAAATTATGAAATATATGAATCAGAAGGTGACATCAATATACAACAGATAATTGAACAGCAGAATGCAGGATTGCCATTGACTGTTGCAAAAGGAATTGTGCAATCATTAGGTGATGCAAAACAATGCGTTGTTGAATTCAAGGCAAAGCATTCATTGGTTGGTTTTGAGGATGTTGGAACAAATTGCACAATCAATTTGAATGACCTGAATCCACTTATCACAAAGATATACAATGCAAACACAGGAACGGGAGTTATCACATCGCATAAAGTTGATATCTATTCAGGAACTGTTGACATTTCAGTGAGGATGTACGGATGAAATACAATGAACCATTGAGGCCAAAAGGCATTGGCAGAAAACAGTTGGCATTTCCTATCAATCAAAACATCAATGAATTGACAAATGCTGAAATTGATTTCAATGACAATGAGTCACAGAATTCTGTGAAGCATGAAGCGGAAGCAGTTGGTGCTCGAATTCTTGGACTTGCAAAATCAAGTGCAACAGCAGCAGCATCGGAAGCACACAAAAGGTCACAGAACTATCCATTTGGAATGATAGGAATCACAGATTTTGCATTGTCAGGGTTGGCAGCGATTACAACAAAAACATTGATTCCATTCAGGACAAATAATGTCATCAATGCTAACTATCAATATGATTCAAGGGATAGGATGATATATGTCAATGAAGCAGGGTGGTATTTTGTGCAATGCTTTTTCTATTCAACAACAGTACAAGGCAATCATGATTATGCATTGTCAATTGAAACAAATGTTGGTGGTGGTGGATTCAATGAAGTCTATACACAATTCATGGATTTCAGAAGCACCAACAAACACCCAAATTTGAATGGCACAGCAATTATCAATTTGCCAAATCAGGATTCAAGATTAAATCAGGCAGGCAGGTATGGATTCAGGATATATTTGCATGGCACAATGGGTTTTGCATCATTCCTGAATTCAAATACGCAATGCACATTGAATGTTTTTAAGTTGGCAGACATTTTTGAATCAGATAGATTATTCACAATACCCGTATAAACATCATGCCTATATTTTACGCAGGACAAACAGGACAAGAAAAGATACAATCAATATTTGATTTTGGCACATTGGATACAGTTGCCTATGCATCAGGAGACATATTGACATCATCAGCAATTGCAATTCCAAATGCATCAAGATTTGCAGGTGACACAGGAACATTTTTGAATATTGATTTTGTTGAATCAACATCAGGAACATTGCAAAGACCTGCAATGCGTTTGTGGTTATTTGGACAGAATATCACACCCGCGTCAAGGAATGCACCACAGGCATTCACTAAAGCACAATTTGATGTTTGCATTGGTTACTTTGATATTGCAAATGCTAATTGGATAAACGGTGGAACAGGCGCGGCATTCATTCAGGCAACAGTCAATTTGCCTTATGGATTGCAACCAACATCAACAACAATATATATGGTTCCTGAAGTGAGGGCAGCATATACATTCCACAGCACAGCCAAGATCACAGGCACAGCAGTCATTGCATTAGATTAAGGGTGTATCATGATAACAGTTACCGATGTGAATGATGGGGCATCAATCATCATTGATGAAAACGCAATAAGAGCCGTATATGAAATGGAAATATACAGAATGATTGTCATGGCAAATGAAACAATCTATGATGTCACTGAATCATTCAGCACATTAATTGGTGAATTGCCACCAAATGGTGGGAATGTCTAAAAATGGTGACAATGTCTAAGGAAATGATGGTAATGTCTAAGAAATAAAAAAAATTTTCGTGGCTAACTTATTCAAATGTAATGAGTTAGCCATTTTTATTTTGACTATTTGAAAATAATATTTGGAAGTGGTTCGCATATTCCCTATGTTTGTGATGTAATAATTGAAACACAAACAATATCGGAGCACGGAAATGATGTACAAAGACCAAACAATATGGAACACTCCATTGAGAGCATTTGAAATGTATGTTGACTCAATTGAGAAACTTAATTTGTTCAACACATTAGCAGAAGAATTTAGAACAAATTTCAAAATCATGTTGGGTGGCATGTCTGAAAAAGATAAAACCCACTATACATACAGAACAGTAATGATGAAAATGTGGTATGATGGAAAAATTTAATTTTTTATTTGGAAGTGGTTCGCTTATGTCTTATATTGCATTTGTAATTAAACACACACAATAACTTTTTGGAGCAGAGACATGGAAAGTGCATACATAACAGCAGACATCAATTGCAGAAATGGTGTTGTAATATTATCAGGTGAAATAGTTGAAGTGAGAGAAAAAGCAGTGAAAATCATATTTGAGATTACACCTGTTTTTTCAAGAGGATGCATGAAGCCTATATATGACAGAACAGCATGGATTCCAAAGAGTCAAATCAAACAAATGTTTCTTGATGGGACTGATATACCAAGAGGATATGAGATATCAAGATGGTTTGCAAATAACTGCATGAAAAGTTACAAATTGAAAACAGCATAATATCCAAGGGGCAGGAAACTGCCCTTATTATTCACAACAATTGGAGCAGAGACATGACAACGCAAAACGTAATTGATGCCATTAACAATGATATGAAAGGCATCGCACAATTGATGAGGGATTTTGTGCCTGATTCACATGACTATGTCAAATCATTTGATGAATGGCTTGACTCATCACGCGATGGCGTGCAATATCATGGCAGATGGATTAAGGCATCCATTGCAATCAAATATGCAATGCCTGATGTATATGAAAGAGATTTGGAGCAATACACAAATGAGAAATTCATGCAAGACAAATTGACATCACCATCTTATTCAATGCTTGTTGATGATTGGCTTGACCTATTGGAAACTTTGAATGATTTGAAAACACAATTGGAGAATGAACATGCATAACGAATATGAATCACCCGCACAATTAAAAGAGGACAGAGACTATTGGAAGCACAGATATATTGAATATCGAAAGGATGTTGAATTCTTTGTGCTTATTACATTGGCAGGTATTATGTTTATTGTAGGTGAACTAATTATCAACAGATTTTGGAGAGTGCCAATTGAATAAAAAACAATGGATAACCACATCAGAAGCAGCAGAGTTATTTGGAGTCACGCAAAGATACATTCAGTTTCTTTGTCATGGCAGGAAAAGGCAAAAGGGAAAAAGTATTTGGTATGTTGAACCTAAATTGAAACACATCAAATATCAAATGTCAATCAAGAATAAACAAATGATGCTGATTGACAAGAATGAATTGGAATCACTATTCACAAAGGAGCATGAACATGCAAATCACTAAGAAAGATGAATCATTGAAACTTGAATCATTCACCATCACAATCTATGGTGAAGCAGGAGCAGGCAAAACAACACTTGGCAATACAGCAAAGAATGCAATTGTCTTTGACTTTGATGAAGGGCATCAAAGATCAAAACTTTCTTCTGATGTTTTCGAGCGTGTATCATACAAGGAAATAGCATCTGAATCAAAATTGCGTGCATTATTATCAGGATATGATACAATTGTAATTGATACGGCAGGTGCAATGATTGATTCAATCAAGGACTATTTGATTGAAAAGAAACCACAATTGGCAACACAGAAATTGCAGATGTATGGTGAAATCAAATCTGAATTCAC